CCGGGATTTTGACAAGAAAAAAATGGGCTTACCACCGTACAGGGTCGGGTCGATTACCGTCAAGGCTTTCATCGAGGACAAGTTCAAGTACGCCGCGCATCAAATCCTCCGCAATGATACAGTATACGATTATCGGGAAGCTGAAGAGGTGATCAACTCCCTGTTCGAGAACAGGGATATCGGGACCGTGACGACAAGTACAAAAGGTCGGTACAAGTACGCACTGATCAACGGCGGTCAACGAGTCCGCGCGATCAAGAGGTTCATGGCCGACGAGTTCAAAATCGTCGCACCGACGACGAAAGATTTGCGCAAGTACAGCGAACTGTGCCAAGAAGACCGAGAGGTTTTCGACGGGAAGAAGCTGATCCTGCACAATTACCACGGCCTGACCGACAAGCAGGAAGCGGAACTCTACATTCATCTCAATACATCGAAGCCCCTGTCCCACGGTGAATTCGTCCGAGGCGCGATAAACGTGGCGCCGATGTGCAAATTGGCCTGTGAACTCTCGGACAAGTACAGTGATGACCTGAAATCCCTCAGCCACGTTTTCGGTCCGAGAGCGGATGTACGCCAGACGTCGAACAGCTGGACCCTCATCGCCCTGTTGAACTTTCACCACGGGCAGATCCTTTACGGAAGGAAGTTGCCCTATAAGAAGAACAAGGAGCTCTGCGAGTCCTTGTGCGACAAGCCCATCGACGCCGAGACGCTCACCGAGCAATTTGACACGCTCATGCGAATCATAAGCATGAAGAAGACGAACCTGAAGTACCCCAGCTACGTGCTCGCGACCGTGCAGGCGATCATGTTATCCAACGAGACGGGTTTAGGGTTTAACGAGCAGGTGAACGAATTCCTGTACGATATGCTTGTCGGCACGACCGCTTGCGGTGACCTTCGCGACAAGTGGGACGTCCTAGCCAATACGCCGGGACTTGATGCGAACCTGCCCGCCTCCTGCTCCACGAGGGCGGACATCTTCAACGAATGGGAAGACTGGACGTGGGATCTGGAACCCGTCGAGAATTCTCCTGACGATGACGATGACGATGACGATGACGATGACGATGACAGCGACGATACTCCGATCGCCCGACTCACCTTCACCAATCCTGGCTCTGGGCCCGAGTCCGAGTCACAGTCCGAGTCCGATTCTGATGACCCCCCTCCCAAGACCGATGACATCCGTCCCAAGACCGACTTCAAGATTGGAGATTACATCTGGGTCTGCACCGACGAGGATGCCGAGGCTGAATCTGATCTCGCCAAAATCGTGGGAATGAACGCGGACAGCACCGAATTCAAAGTTGAATGGTGGTACACAGGCCTTGATTTGGTTTTGAATGACAAAATTCCTGGTCTCGGTTCAATCGAGTTTGACGGAGTTCACGTAAATCCATGGGATCTCGTGCTGGACAACAACATCAACGAGAAGAACTCCATCGAGCTTGCGAGCATCATTGGACACGCCTCCGACGATGTGGTCATGTACACCGTCGACGAAATACGAGAAACCTGGCCCGAACTTGACATCGACGACGACACCGTACAAAGGGTGGACCTCATGTGGACCAAGAAAGTACCGGGCAGAAAGCAGCAGTACAAGGTCATCGACATCATCACGAAGAAGAAGATGATGAAGTGGTCCCCGACCTACGACCAACGTGTTTTTGCGAGGGGAGTACTCGCGTCGAAATACCCGGAATGGAGCACCGAGGTTGTGGAAGACTGCATCAAGACCATGACTCGCACGTCCGAGGACCATCGGGTTTTCACTCAGCAGCTGAACACCGTCTGCTCATGGGATGTATCCGAAGGGAAGAAACGTAAGCGACAGTAAGGGGCATAAAGACTGAGGGCGTCAATATGATGAGAAACATGGAACATACCATCGGCCACACGACTATTTATGACTGGGTGATGGACCCGTACCTGGTTAACGAAATTGCCTTTTCCCTCTTTGAGATTGAGAACTCCGATCTCCTCTCAAAGAAGTGCAGTTACGAACAGGAGATGTCTGATATTCTCGGATGGAAAGACGCCCGTGGTCGACACAGGGATGCCATCGCAGGGGACGGCACAGGGATTGAACTGAAGAAATCCGCCGGCAGCTTCATCTTCGATGGGGTTCGCTACGCGGAGATGTACATGACAAAGGAAGAAGACAACGGTATTCACGTTCTCTTCAACTTCAATAAGAAAGGGGTGACCCGAGTGTTCATCGTCCCGAATTGGATGATGGTCCAACTCGTGATCCCCAGGGACGATATCGCGCAAATTGAATTATCACTGTTTAAGACACGGAAAAATATGGATCAGGGTCTCAACTCACAGGCGACGATGACGCCGAACCGGATGATCCAGGCTCTCAACGCTATGTGAGGCACCTCCTGCACCACTTCACCGAGAGTTCTGGGAAAGTATCCTCTAGAGTTTTGAAATATAAATCCAGATATTCCTTCTCCACCGTCTCTTCTCTCGTCAGCGTAACGCGCTCCGGGAACATACCCATCAATATCGCCTTAAAATGGGCAACCCTGGAATCGAAATTTTCAAAAACACGAAACGAGAGTAAGGTTTCGTCTTTTATGCGTAAGACGCGTATTTCTTCGTGTATTCGGTCTAGATGAACCATTGTATCTATCGTAGATTTTTATCGGGATACGTATTAAAAGAAGATGATACTGACAGACCAGATAATCAGATACCTGTCTAAGGATATTATGTTACCGAAACGATGTCACGCGACTAAAAAACAACGCGTTTCTGTGAAGGAGTGTTGTGACTGTAAAATTTTCTGTAAGAAACCGCCGAAGGGTTCGGTACCCGCCTACGCGTTTATCTTAAATCCTTATCCGCCGTATAATAGGTCTTCCCCTTAGTGGCGAAACTGTGCACCCTAGCGTACCCCCACGCTTGTGGAGAGGCTCCCGGACGATGCCCGGTTCTCCACGCGGCGAGTCCCCTATTGTACACGGTCTTCACAGTCTTTAGAGGAATGCCAGTAGCCTTCGCAATATCTGGCAACGACTTAACATCTGAGCCGTACCTTTTCCGGAACTTTTGGGTGTAGGAGGAAGACTTAGTTTTTTGTCCCTTGTCCGTTCGGAACTTGGTGTAATCTCTCTTGAGCATCTTCTTGTAACGAGTTTCAACCTCCTTGAGAGTCCCAAGCCCCCTGAAGTATTTGAGCGGCGCGTAGATCTTCCCCTTGGTTTTACGCAGTTGGCCAACCTTGCGAACGATCTGGGTATCGGTGAGGGGCATCCTTACTTCTTCTTGAGATATTTTACGGCAACCTCTATGCTGGGGTAGATCTGCTTCCCGAACCGAACGCGACCGGTTCGAGGGTTATAGTACCCTTCATGACCGCCGAAGGTTGCCCTGTGTACTTCGCTGATCATATATACAATCGATGAGAAAATTATCGGCGGTTGATATCCAAAATCAACACGACCCGTGTACCGAGCCCCTCCTTGACGAGTTCGTGGTACCTCGAGTGGTCGAACAAAAAGTCCTCACCCTCTTCGTGCGCGTGCGACCCTTTCTCCGTGTGAAGCACGCATGTCCCACCGCTCTTGATGGTGATGTGATACCTCAGGAGACGGTTCGATTCGGCGCGGTGCGGGTGGAGACGCATGGGTTTATCACTCACGGCGAACGCGGCAACCTCAGTGTTCACACAGGGGATCTGTTTCAGGAGGCTGTTGAGTAAAGGGAAATCCTTCACTCGGTAGAAGTAATAGTCCCAGTTCTCATCGAACCAAGGACTGACATCGTGGTAGTACCTCTTCTCCAGGGTCTGGTGGACAGCCTCGAACTCCGCCTTGATCTTGTCGAAATGGAGACGTACCAGCATCAGGCCGGGAAAGTTCGCCACCTTACACTGCGACCCCATGTGTACTAAATCTCTGAACGTGTTGGCGATCCCGATCAAGGGACGTTTCGGATTTTGAAAATACAATCTGTCGATGGGCAGTTTCATGTAATCGTACAGGACCATCAGGATAGGGAGCCACATTATTTTCTAAGTAGATAATAAAATGCCCGGTTACACCGAACCTCTGAACTCCGTCGAACCCAAGCCCACCCCTGAACAGAAGGACATCGCGTCCCGTTTCATGCCCGGCATCCCCAAGCTGACCATGATCCAGATGGTCATCGTCGCGCTCATCGTCGTCTACGCTTGGACCGCGCGCAAGGTTAAGGGCGTGGTCGTCTCCGCCCTCGCGCTGACCATCGCGCTTCTCCACATGTACGATCACGTCTACCGCGTCAAGCGCGGTGCCGAACACCCGTTCTTCATGCCCGCTCTCGCCAAGAAGGAAGCCTACGGGTGCAAGTCTTGCATGTAATTTTTTTAAAAGCGTATTATAAGTATGCGCGTCAAGATTCGTCGTAGCCCGAACCCTCGTAAGAAGTTTCGAGCGACGTTAGAGGACGGCAGGTTTGTTGACTTTGGTGCACGCGGATATTCCGATTACACCAAACACAAGAATCCTTCACGTAAAAAAGCGTACCTGCTCAGGCACGGTGCGAAAAAAGCAGGTCAAAAATGGGGAATCGACGGGATCGATACCGCGGGGTTCTGGAGTCGATGGTACCTCTGGTCCGAACCGACGATCAAAGGTGTTGAGCGGCTCATGTCTAAGAAATTCGGGATCGAATTTCGCCGATGATCTGATCAGCGATTTCTTCGGGGGTTTGTTCGAGCATGTCTTTCATGTTCTCACATGACTCATCGTTATCACGCATAGCGGTGTTGAAACTGTCGAAGGGTACACAGTTACCGCCTTCGTCCCTGCTGTCTGAGGAGCAGTCCTTCATGACACCCCGCGCCTTGTACCTCGCAATCATATCCTCGGTGGGTTTGAGGTAGTCGTTCATGTACTCCGACCACAATTGCATACCACCCAAGGTTAGGATTTTACCACCGGGTTCGTAGTGTTTCTTGATCTCGGCTCTCATCTCCTCTTTACCCATGTTGAAATCGGTATGCATTTTACAAAATTCAGGAGAAATCTCCTGGATCTTTGAGAAGGTTTGGACCAATTTGTTCTTGACACTCAAGTCTTCCGAGTCAGCGAGTTCCGCGTCGGTAGGAAAGTCCGTGCTCAGGAGCCGAAGTTCGTTCGCCATGTCGATGAATTTCCTCTGCTCCTTAAGGTACATGGTCTTCTCGAAGTGGGGTGCGGTGCCTGGGATGACAGCCGCGAAGAAGGCACCGCCCGCACTGGATGACATCATCATGGAACAACAGCACAAGAGAAGTAAAGCTGTCATTTTACAATAGAAAAAGATTTAATTTCCCGGCATACTATATGACACTCGAACAGAATCTTTTGAAATTACTCAACGGGAAGGATAAGTGCGCCCCACTCAATGCTCTCAGAGTGAACGAAGTCCGTAACAAAATTAAAGAAGGTGCGTTCGGCGTTGTGTACCGCGCGAAACTGAGAGACGGTCGATACGTCGCGTTGAAGGAAATAACCACCAAAGCAAATACATATGGGATGGCCAAGTTCGAATACGATATCGCGAAAAAGTTGAAAGGGTTCGGCGTTCCTGAACACGCGTTGTACACGAAATGCCCGCCCAACACCAAAACGAAAGAGGGGAAGGAATATATCTACATGGAGTACGTAAACGGCGAACCCCTGTACGAATTTCTGCAATCGCAACCGCAACGGAGCACAGCTGAAATCCATTCCATTATCGTTCAGGTGCTCTACAACATGTACAGAATCAGGCGAAAGTACGGGACGGAGTTTAGGCATCATGATCTCCACGGCGGAAACGTGTTAGTCAGAAAAGTCAACCGCAAAATTCTCGATATTCAAATAGGTGATAAAAAATACAAACTCCGGAACGCCGGCGTTGAAGCTGTCATTATCGATTTCGGATACGCCACCATGCGGGGCAGCCCCAATCCCATGGTGGTGACTGGGTATTCGTGGGTATCCGAGGCGGGTATTTCACAGAGTTCGTCTATAAGGTATGACCTTCATTACTTCCTGAATGAAGTCTACCATATGACCAAAAATCTCCCGGAAATCCGGGACCGTATAAAAGCGATAATACCGGACCCGTACCTCGAGAGGAATAAAAACGGTTGGCTAAAGAAAGGTCGCCTAATCGACGGTGATCCAAGACTACCCGCTAACCAACGTCGAAATAAGAGAAAGCGTACGGATGAAAGCCTTCCAAGTTTCGCCGACGCGATAAAGGCGTTCATGGCCAAAGACAATTTCAACAAAACTTCACGAGTACTCGTCGCCCAATCGGGCTATATGCAGGGTTTACGCGGGTTAAACTCCCCGCCGAAACCGAAATCAAAGCTGACACCGGGCTATATGCAGGGTTTACAGAACGGGTTAAACAACTCCCCGCCGAAATCGAAATCAAAGCGCACGCCGACACCGAAATCAAAGCTGACACCGGGCTATATGCAGCGTTTACAGAACGGGTTAAACAACTCCCCGCCGAAATCGAAATCAAAGCACACGCCGACACCGAAATCGAAATCAAAGCGCACACCGACTCCACCGTTGATGCTGAGAAACATACACGGAAAGGCGCGTCAATACAAGCGAAAGGTCTGGTACGACAAGGCTGTGGCGAGGAACAAGAAAGAGATCGAACGTCTCAAGAAGACGATATGCGGAAGGGCGGCGACGACGCCGGGGGACCCCTCGAAGTTGCAGTTCACGAACGTTCGAGGTAAGGTGCGAAAATACAAGAAGAAGGGTTGGTTCAACAGGGCTGTGGTGAAGAATAAGGATACGATTCAACGTCTCAAAACTACGGTGTGCTAATCGGCATCAGTATCGGAGTCGGATTCATAGAGAGGGTACGTAAGTCGTAGCTGCTTCTCATCCATGTCATAGTGAACAAACACTGGAACAGCAAACCCAACTTCCTCGAGTTTTTTCATATACTTTCTCCGCCTCATCTCATATTTTCGCCACCTGGCTTCATGTTTCGGGTTCTGTAGAGGGTCGAATCCAGGCCGACTCGCGCTACACTGCATGTCCTGTTCCGCCTGACGCATGCAAACCGCCCACGCCTCAATGGTCGCGTCCTCCTCGTGTTCGTAGATTTTCTTCGTAATGTCACAGAAGGCGAGGTAATCACCTTCTGGGATATTTTGGCTGTTCTTGTCGACAAGCTCTTGCAAGCGCCGTACATTTTCGGTTCCACTCATCGTGGCGCCGCGCGGTATATTAATGATCCGCGTGAATTTTTTTTGCAAATATTTATAAAAATCAAAAAATCAGGGAAATAATTTTATCACGTAATAGTAATAGTAATTAGAATGGAGATCATTACTTTTCCTATGACAATGCTGACGACCCTATCCGGATCCGTTTCCGCCGGCCTTCCGTTTGCGAATCTTCTTCCCAACGGCGAAGGACCCCTCAGCGACAAAGAATTTGGGGGATACATAGTGACAGTTTTCTGTCTCATGCTTTGTGTGTACATGATCATGAAGATGCCGTTCAAATCTCCACCAGTCCTGATGGCGTGTTGCTGCATGGTGTCCTGTTGCAGTTCCTCCACGAGTCGGATAGTCAAAGACGTGCAACGACGCGTGGCGTCAGCACCAGCAGACGCTCAGGAAGAATAAAAATCTCCGGATAACGTAAAACATGCCTGCGAAACGAATGCTCAAGAAGATCGAGAAAATCGCAACCTCGTCGATGAAGCCAAAAACGAAGGTTAACAAGGCGATCAAATCCGTGAGCTTCAAAAACACACGAAAAAAACTTATCGTGGTCATGAAAGCGCCGCGAAAGAAACTTATCGTGACCATGAAAGCGCCACGAAAGAAACTTATCGTGACCATGAAAAGATTTCGTCTTAAACGTAAGTAAAGCTATCTGTACGATACATATTAACCGTAAATGGATCTGTTTTCCCTGTCACGGAAACAGCTTCATTTCCATATAATTCACCACAACCCACATCGTCCATACAATCGCGATCCCCTTGATTTAGCGGAACTGGGTACAAATTATCACTGCCTGTTGTGGTATAGAAATGGTACCTATCGCGCCGACCGGTAACTTCTTTTCCATAAAGCGGAAGAGTCTCTCCGGAATCAGAGGTCAAAAGACCCATCTGATGAAAATACCCAGGTTTGTACTCCCTGAGCGGTGGCCCCCTAAATTCTGGTTCTCGCGCACGCGCGACAGGTCTTTCACGCTGTCGTCTCGTCACGACCTGCGTCACCACCTTGGGATTCGACCACAGGTACGCGACGGCGAAAATCATTGCGACCACGACGATCGTCAGGAATTGAATCTTTGCCTTGTTCTTCATATAGTGAAGGGTGAGATTTTTCTTAGCCTCCGGGAAATGTCGATTGCGACGACCAGGAGTAGAATTCCCAAAGCGTAAGGAACTACTTCGTTCATGCATCGTACGCCAGTCTGTACAATCACGAAAACATTTTCAATCGTCGACGCCCCTTTCTCCACCACCCCACTTACGGCTCCTACGAGAACAAACGGTGCCCGTATGACTTTTAGAAAAGTGTCCCTAATTTCACGCCTGGTATGAATCATTTGCATTATACCGTCATGATTTGAGGTGAGAAGAGCCAGCTTCTCTTCGTACTCGAAATATAACTCGATCACCCTGTATCGATACAAGAGGTACCATTCGTATATCCATGTGCTAAAATAGAATACGATCGATATTCCAGTCGTAACAATGACCGGTGTTTTGTACATGACTACATTACACTCATAATCTCTAAGTGTTGATTGAGGGAGTCTACGTGATTATATTCGCGACCGGCCCAAACTTAAAGCGATTGTACGGAACACCTAGGATTGCCCAGATCACGAATACGCCATCTAGACTGTGAAATTCCTTCTCCTTGCGAAAATGGCGACGAGTTTTTGGTTATCTTACTACTTTTTTCGTGAGATATGTACGATCACTCGAGTATCTAAATCGTATACTCCCTTAATTTGGACGTTCCGATTGGAGACTTTTTCCATCAACATATTTTGATTGGTGGTTTGATTTTACCCTTTTTTTGTATAGTCAAAAATACGTGAGGGCATGCTCCGATAGTATTGGCCGGATCGGAGTACAGCTTGAGTACAGCTAGTCTTGATTTTTTCCTTTTTTGGATTTTGATTTTTCCCTTTTTCGATTCTTTTTTTTTGCCCGAACCGTAGGATTCACGGTTGGATCCCATAACCTTAAATTTACATTTCACCGAAAACACTATAAATCGGTCGGTTTCCCGGAAGACTTGTCAGTGTTCACCGCGCGGCGGCACGTTTCCATGGCAAGAACCAAGCAGACAGCACGCAAGTCCACCGGAGGCAAGGCTCCTCGTCAACAGCTCGCCACCAAAGCTGCTCGCAAAAGCGGAGCCCAGCGAGTATGGAACGGCCAAGATTGGGTCACCCCCCTCATCGCCAAGGCTGCCCCCACAGGTGGCGTCAAGAAGCCTCACCGCTACAGGCCCGGTACTATCGCTCTTCGTGAGATCCGCAAGTACCAGAAAAGCACAGAACTCCTGATCCGTATGCAGCCTTTCCAGCGCCTGGTGCGAGAGATCGCTCAGGACTTCAAGACCGGCCTCAGGTTCCAGTCCTCCGCTGTCCTCGCCCTCCAAGAGGCGGCTGAGGCGTACATCGTCGGTCTCTTCGAGGACAGCAACCTCTGCGCCGTTCACTCCAAGCGCGTTACTGTCATGCCCAAGGATGTCCAGCTCGCCAGGCGTATCAGGCGCGATATTTGAGGATCTTACGAACATCCTCTGCGAACATGTTGAAGTGTCCGAGGCGGTAGCCCACCAGGGCCCACAGGGCGAAGAATACAGTCTTAGTTAACTTGTTAATATCATTCTCCTCCATTTTGTAGATGGGTCCTACGACACGCCCCATGAACGTCTCGTCCTTGTTTTTTCCGGTCACCATCATCTCAGCCTGTGTCAGGGCACACGTGTCATCGTTCACGGACCAATGGTAGAAGATGAAGGGAATCACCATCGAATAGAACTCGAGTTGCCGGCGGTCGTTGAGGAACGGCGTGACGAGGATCCACCCGAGAAAGATGACATGTATTATGAAAATAATGTTCATCTTATATAAGATGGACAAAGAAAATAATGCCCCCGATCCGAAGGCGATGGCTGCGTCGTGGAACATCCACCACGAAAACATCCTACGCCAGTGGGGGGAACAGAGTGCGTGTTACCGCTACATGCACCATCGCGCGTTCCTCATGTTTAAGAAGCTGAGTCTACGGTTTAACCTACCGGTCATCGTTCTGAGTACCATTACCGGAACGGCGAACTTCGCCCAGAGCACCTTACCAGTCGCCATCCAACCTATGGCGCCTTCGATCATCGGCGGTCTGAACCTCATCGCAGGTTTGATCGCGACGATTATGCAATTTTTAAAAATTCAAGAATTGATGGAGAATCACAGGACGGCCGCGCTCGGGCACGGGACCTTGAGTAGGAACATCCGACTCCAACTCGCCTTGCCCCGCGAGGAACGCAACAAGGAAGGACTGCAGTTCGTGAACGACTGCAAGACGACGTATGATTCACTCCTCGAGCAATCGCCGGCGATTCCGAAACATATCTTGATCAAATTTGAGACCGATTACCCACACGAAAACGAGAAGCCGTTCACCAAACCGGAGATCTTGAGGGTCCGCGCGATTCCGGTGATCGAATCTTTAGCTATGAACACGCCGTTCGAGCGGTTCTTCGGTGGCGGTAAGGGAAAGCCTGAACCCGAACCAGAATCCGAATCCGAAGAGGAGGAAGAGGAAGAGGAAGAGGAGGTGGAAGTCATTGAGGAGGAGGATGAAGCGTATGAAGACGTCGAACAAGGTACAACAACAGTACAAACATGATCACATTGGTAAGGACCGTGCATGCCACGTATGGTAGAATTTTCTTTCTTAAAGGTTCTACGACACGTTTACGTAGTGCGTCGTTTCCCAACGCCAAATCTATAGCTTGATTAGTAAGGTCGTCGACGTCGATGGATTCCTTCATTACGATTATCGCCGAAAAAAAAGTCGAGAAAGTTTACACGATCCACGGCAAAAAGATCGAGCTAGTGCGTAAACACCTAGAAAACGGGAAGAACGTGTTCATATGCGGCTCGACCGGAGTGGGGAAAAGTTTCATCCTGAAAGAAGCGCTCGAGGGGTTCAGCTCGGTGGAACTCAAGACTGAGCACATGAAATCCAAATCCCTGTTCCTCCCTTTCATACGACCGTCTGCGAAACATGTGTACATCGACGACTACGACCCCGTGTTCAAACCCATCGTGGAGAAGGTATCTGACGGCGACCGCGTTTCGCGCGGATCGCTCGTGATCACTTCGACGAACATGTGTTTTTTCCCGAATTTTGAGACTGTCTTCATTGCGAAACATAAACCGGAGGTCTTGTTTACCCTGGTGGACGAGGTCACCCCTACAGTCGAGGCCGCCGCGGCGAATTGCGGTGGTGACATACGGTCTTTTCTCACGTACGCGGAAGGGTACGATGCCATGGACGATTTCAAGACGCCGAAAGAGTTCATCGCCGACGTCCTCTGCGAGACTGGACCTCTAAAAATACACGATTCCATCAGCGAACACGGTCACGTTTGGGATATTTTTCAGGAGAATTACGTCAACTCCAAAGGTGTTGACCTCCTGCGCACGGCGACGAGTTTCTCCGACGCCGATTTCTACGATACGCACATCTACGCCAGGGGTGCGTGGTACCTGATGCCATACTTCGTGCTTCACGCGTTGACCGTCCCGAAACATTCGCTCGGTGAACCGCTCGACAGAGACAAGATCCGACCGGGAAGTTGTTGGACCAAGCTCGGGAACCACCGAATGCGAAAACAGAAATTCGAGGAGATCAAGAAAAAAAGCCGACTAGGCCTGGGCGTCGAGGAATTGTGCCTCCTTAAAAAGTACGCCGAAAAGGGTGACATCGAACCCCTCCTTAACTATGGGATTTCAGCACAAGATTTCGACGTGATCAATCACCTCGCTGTCGGAAATGGCTTAAGGTCGAGGGACGTCAGTAGAGTGAAGAAAGCTCTGAAGCAACATGAGCGAGAAAGAAGAGACCGAAGATGAACAACATGAATGCGTCAAGGTCACCGGTAACGAGATTCTCTTCTACGGTGACGTGGATAGGGAAAACGCTCTGCAGTTCGTTACTGAGTTTAAGAAACTGGAGATCGAATTACTTAAAAAAAAAGCTGAGCTCGTTGGCTTTGAGCCGACCGTCCGTGTTCATATCATGAGCGACGGGGGGTGTATCTTCAGCGGCATGACCATGAAAAATACACTCGAAGCCTCGCGCGTCAAGGTCATCACGATCGCACAAGGATCCTGTTGCAGCGCCGCGACGTTCATGCTCCTCGGTGGTTCGGAGCGTCGTATGGGCAAGAACGCCTACGTCCTGATCCATCAGCTCTCCACCGGGATGTGGGGTAACTACCAAGACCTTAAGCACGAGCTCAAATCGACCGACAAACTGATGGCGATGCTTCGTAAGATGTACCTCTCCTCGACGTCCATTCCCGAGAAGAGGTTCAACAAACTCATGAAGAAGGATATCTACTTGAGTCCCAAAGACTGCATTCGTTATAAAATTGTGGATTATGTTGAGTGACTCTCCAGGTAACCGTCCAAGGTGGTGTACCGCCTGCGGTTATCGCTGACGGTGGACGACCTTTTATAAAGACAAAGTATGCATACCATGATGAATATCACACAAAACGTGTTGAGATTCATGGGAACAGGAGTGACCGGAGGGGGCTTGAGACGCTCCATGCGCGCGTAGTTAACAACCGGTAACATTCTATTTATAACAATGAAATTATTTATACTCAGTAGTCCAACCTAGACGTGCCATGGTCTCGTCGTCGGCTGGGACTTCTTTTGAAAGTCTGAGCGTTGCTTCGCGCCAAAAGTTACACTCCTCCTCGACCTTTTTGATTTCCTGCTCGAGTTTTGCGTTCTCGTCCTTAATCTCGTACATGGCACCCGCCACCTTTCGTGCGTCGGGCAGTGCACGCTCGATCTCAGAGAAGATCCACTCGAGCGGACGTTCCCGACCCTCGTTCATGATTCGATTCACGAGAAGGTTCACGGGATCGGCGTCGCCTAACCCCCTGTTACCGAAAACGCCGGGGAACTTTCGTTCCACTTCTTTGATGAGGAGTTCCTGTGTCCACTCGGGTTTCGCGTTCTGTTCCTTGAGTTCCTCGCCACCTAGAAGCTGTTCAAGCTCCTCGGGAAATTTCCACTCCAGATATTCCCAAGCGAGGTCGCAAGCGACTCCAATATCTCGTCCAGATACGCTTCGTCTTCGTCGGTCTTCGTCGTCGTCGTCTTCGTACCATTTGATCTCAAAAAAATCCCAGATGCCGAGCTTAATCTCCGAACCTGATGGTTTCGTATACCAGTCGTGTGCGTCCTTGGGCCAGGGATGTAAAGCTGGAAGTCTTTCTAACAACTTCGATATGACCTGTGATTTGAAGTGAGCTTGCTTCGTTCTTGCCATTATTTTTTCTTCGACTCTTCGAGTTCTTTTGTCAGTTTGGCGACTCGATCTTCCAATTTCTTTATTTGTTCCTGATGCGGTTTCAGTGCCTGGTCCACGACCTCGTTGATAAAATCGAGGAGTCCACTTTCTGTGCACTCTAAGTTATGACCCAAATCGACTGTCTTTAGAGCGATTTTTTTAGTGAATTCTTCCAATTTGTCGACTTTTAGAGCAGTGCTCAGAGTGAACTCTTCCAAATCTTCCAAAATGTCGAGTCTTTCCTCTATCGATCTCTCTTCCACGACCTGAACACGTCGAAGACGCCTTGTCATTAACGGGACGGCGTCGCTGGCTCTTTATGCGCGAAGATTTCTTCGAGCCGCGCGGGGATGACTTTCTGCTGATTGCACGCGTCGCAGCACCTGCCGTCGCGGAGCGGTCTTGCGTCGTTTCCTGATCCACTGAAAATTTGAGCGCAAAGAATACACTGGACCATAACCTAAAAGACCCAGTTTATTTATTTCACGGGGTCCGGGAAAAATTTCAGGTTCCCAAATTACTTTTTGGCGCACGCGTGGGCCCCAGCACAGGTTACACCTGAATTCCTTGATTTAATGGAAATTCCGTGGACTGTCCGGGTTCGTGCCGGTGCGAGTGGGAGTGGCTGATTTGGCCCATCACAATCGTATATATATGAAAATTAAAATAAAACGCGCTACGCGCTAATAAAATTAGCTATACAAATCCGGATCATCACAGATCCAAAATCAGAACTCGCCGCGCAAAGAAATCTGTAACACAGGTCGGTTCAAATTTAGACCCTCAATTTTATATGGGATTTCTTGAGTTAATCCCAAATGCGTGCACGAAATGAGACTGACGCACCCCGTTTCTGTTACCCCTGCCACCAATTCCAAATCAGTGAAAAACAGGTTTATGGGTCAGGAATTCGCTGTCTTTTTTTTCAAGAGAGAACTCGACGAGTTTTTGAAAGACATAGACGCGGAACACGAGGTCGTGGCCGCGCAGTACGAAAAACTCGTCGCCAGTGTCAAATCGGGGTTTGGAGGCGCGGTAAAATTGACCCGCGAACTCGTGACCGCGTTTGGATCACACATCGACGAAAGGTGCAACGAAGAAGAGGAACCGGAAACGCTTCGCTTCGTACCAGAAAGTTACGTGAGTCAGCAGCAGTGGCTGGACTGTCTCGTGGGAGACTTGGGAAGGATTCGATTCATCGCGGATCCCAGATCCCTCAAAAAAGTCAATGTGCGAATCCGCGACAGTGTCAGCAGGAGCGAATATCAGATAAACACCACTACCAAGTTCCGCAAAGTCTTCAAGCAGCACTGCACCAGAAAATCTTTACAGGAGGATGCCGTCAGCTTTGTCCACAACGGTGAAGTAATCGACCCCGATAAATCCCCTGTTGAACTTTATATGGAGGACATGGAGGACACGGTCGAATTCTACATGATGTTTAACCCTACATCCGAAGCAGCAATGAACCTCCACGTCTTTAACGTGCGTGCGTTGAGCATTTTCATCAAATGTGTCGACACAGTACGTCATTCTCTGGACCTGGATGGAAAATTCGCTACGACCGTCCGAGCACTCACACAAAAACAGTTCGACGAACTCATCGATCTTATCCATAAAAAGCTTAATTTGCACGGTGCAGAAGTGGACGGTAATCTTGACACTGAACCTGATGCATACATGGACGAAATGGGTAACCCATGGGACCAGTCTATAACTCGTGCAGTATATGCCTTTGCCAATATTGACTACTATGACCCTTGAGACTATTTCATTTTTCAGAGATCCTTTTAATAAAATGTTCGCACATAATAACATGAGCTCGGCGCTCGTCGCGATCTCGATCGTATGTTTCGTGATTCTCTGTGTCACGGGCACGGCAGCCGGGGGTCTCTACTTCGCAGGACGAGAAGAGAAGACTCTGGAGCTTGAACTCGAGGCGAACGAGAGGTGGCAGGCGGAGATGGAGCAAAACCTGGAAGAAGAGGCCATGCAGTATCAGGACCCGCGGAGTAGAAGTTTTCAAACGCGGAAGGAACGGTCACCCGGTTTCGGTCAACTCCCGTACTTTCCCAGCGGGGCGTATTACCGCAGGCGACCGACGGAGAGTTCACTGACGTGGGCAAACAGGGGCGACGTTTTACCCAACAAGGGTCCGGACAGCTACACTCTCAAGGGGAACCCCGTGGTATCGATCGATAATATCAGCGATCATAACATACAGTGGAAGCGCTTCAAGGAGAACGCGTGGATGGACCTGTTCACCGAGGACCCGCTCAGGGTGGATTGTGGCAATGATGCACTGAACAGTTTTCAGGTACGAAGCGAAAAGTTCAGCATCGATAGAAACATCGTCAAAGAAAAGAAGGACGAACAAACCGGAACCTCGCTGAATTACCGTCACCAGTTCAAATCGTACCACGACAATTACAAGCAACTGTACAAATGTCTCACGGGCTCAGAGGGTTGGAAATGGGACGGCGACGAACGCGCACAGATCGGGGGTGATTTCAAGACGTCCATCACGGACAACAAAACCAGGGTGATTGAGGGTAAGGAACCCGCCGGGAGTAACGGTAAGGTCATGGATTGTGATTTCGAAGCCGTGGGCGAGACGGAATTTGGGAAGGCTGGTGCGGGAAAAACATACCCGATGAGTATGCTGGAACCGAAATGGGACGGCTCGGTGTTGGGTAATGAATTCCATGTGAGTCTAGGCAAACGAGGAAGTCTCACGAATGACTATAAGCCAGATCCAAAATTGGTCGATTTCCAGTACACGTGTCTGAAACAACCTGCACGCGGACCGTGTAAGGATGTGAAGTACACGGAATGGACACCGTTTTTGGCCAGCCAGGGAAATGGCCCCCGCGAACTCCATCACGCCATGACACACGGGACGCACGGTAAAACAAGCGGTGAAATGCAGGTCCCCACAATGTTAAAAGAACGACTGAACCCGACGATCGATCCGATCAAGGGTTTGGGCAAAGTTCGGTGCCACCCGACCGAAGTTCTGACGCGGGTGGATTTTGAGGTGAGCGAGGGTTTGGACGCACCGAAGGATTGGGTGAGATGGGGTTATACGTGCTGTAAAATGTAAATTACAAAAGAAGTCGCTGCAGTTTCTCGCTCCCGCGTGTCTTCATGAAGATCACTTCATCGCTTTCACCGCCTTTCAGTGTCATCGTCGGCTCGGTACACGTCGTACCCGGTCTTTTGTGCCGTTCGCACGCATTTTTTGTGCGATGTGTAATGTCCATATTCTGTGAATAGCCGATGAAGCCTCGTTCGACCTTGCCGTCCTTATCGACAGCGTCGACCGTCGCTTTGAAAGAGTACGGACCGAAAGCCCATTCATTGTTCACGTCGACAGGTGGAGGAGGGTGGTCGAGGATGGACGACTGAAGGAGCCGCCGTCGGCGTTCACGCGCGCGGAAGGGCATCGTCAGAATCCTGATCATCGACATCGTTTACAGGAAGTACCACCCTTGTTTCTAAGTAGTTTTTAAAATGAGGGACGCTCATTTTAAAAACTCCTCCGGCCGGGTTCGAACCGACGACCTACAGGTTAACAGCCTGTCGCTCTCCCAACTGAGCTACAGAGGAACGGTCCTCTCTACTAGAATCGAACTAGTGACCCATGGAACTACAGTCCACTGCTCTACCATCTGAGCTAAGAGAGGTCGTATAGTACCATCTGCACCCTTGTCTTTAAGCCACTTCTGCCCGAAATAAAATATCCATTTACCTACAGTAGAATGGCACCTTTCATCGTCCTTTTCATATTGGCGCTCTACATCATCTTGAAGAAGCCAAAGTACGATTTCAAGACTTTTCTTTTGACCATGAAAGATCAGACAACTCGGCAGAAGAATTTCTTCGCGAGTCACGATTCGACTGTGCCGATCGAGGTGATTTACGGGAAAAACACGAAAGATATAGAGACTGCTCGTGAGTTCGAAGACAAAATCGACCCTAAATATTTCAAGAAAGCTTTGGAAATGTTCTACGACCCTAAAATCCAGAGGCCTGATATCACATATTTTAACATGGGTGCCATCGGCGCCTACATGGGACACCTCGATATCATTAAAAAGTGTGCAAACAGGGGAATTAAGTACGCACTGGTGATCGAAGATAACGTCATCATAAAACGGAAGAGTCTGTACGAGGAAGTGCAAAAGGTCATCGATACCCTCGGCGATCGCTTCGAGATGTGTTTCTTCCATTCACTCTCATACAAACCGGTGGGTGTCACGGGTGACCTCGAACGAGTTTCGTGGATTTCCGGTTTCAAATGCCACCTCGTCCACGTCAAGAATATGGAAAAGTTCATGAAATACTACTTCCCCATGGACAACCACGTCGACAACAAGACGGAAGATATAATCGCGCGCGGTGCTCGAGTGTATTACAAGGATATGCGTGACTATATAAAGATCGATTCGAGCGGTCCGAGTACGATCGGTCACGCGGGACACGGTAATCCCGAATTCTTTTCCCGACGAAATCCCAAACTTACATCGGCCGACCTGAAGTGGGGATACGTCTAATCCTTAATGTCAATCTTGACCGGTCGCTCCGTCCTGATTAATTTTAGGCCGAAATTAAGAAGTCGTTTCACCCATCGTGATTTCACGTAGACTGTGGTATAGTCGATAAACTCCCTCGAGCTCGGGCGGTGTTGATCCAACACGCCTTTCATGGACATGATTCGACCGAGCGATACTTTCGAACACTTGGTCGTGTCGAGTATCATGTGCACACGCTGTTTATACATGAAAACCCAATTGAAGAAGTGGTCCATATCCCGGGGTGTGGTACGATCGGTGATGTTTAGCTTGTAGGTAATCGCCATACTTTTAAGAGAGGAGATTTTTCCTCTCTTAAAAGCATGCTCAGCTATAGGACTCGTATTGTTTAGCGACGCATCATCGGGACTCGGGGCATGCCCATCCTCGGCATGGCGGGCATTTTCGGGAGCTCGTCCTTATCGAACAGCATCGACATGATCTCGAGGATCAAGATGGTCTGGTGCGACATCACAGTCATTTTTGCGAGGTCGGATTTAGGGAGGTGGTCGCCGTAGCCCACCGTGCTCATCGTCGTAAAGCTGAAGTAAAACGGGTCGATCCACGATTCGAAACCGAACGCCGAGGGGTCGGCTTTGTCTATGATCAAATAAATGATACCATAAATGATTGTGGTCGCGAGGAAAGCAACAACCTTGAGCGACATTTATCTTCTACTGAGAAAATTATACGGAATCTACCCTGTGGAGTTCGTCCATCTCGAGACTTTTACGCTGCTGAGTCTTGACGGTTTTGAATGCACCGAGCCACCGTTTCACGGCGCGCTTGGACGAACTCACGGAATCGGTATCGTCTTGGACGACAATCGACAATCCGTTACATACATCTGGCTTGTTCTCCTTTTCGGGGAACTGTGCGAGGAAGGCTTTGATGGAGATGGCAGGTATGTCCGGAGCATCATCCAGAAGTTTGTCGTATTCTTCTCTCGATTTCATGATAAATTCTACTACGTTCCCTCGGTGCTTGACATCTAAAGATAACTCCATGTCTATACACCGGTAGAACTTCGACCAAGAGACGCACATGAGCGAGTGCGCTTCCGAAAGAGGGAGCGATTGACTGAATTTGGAGATACTCGTCAAAATTCCCGCCACAACGTTAAGGAGGGCAAAGAAATATTGGATGATCATGATATTATTCTTGGTATCCTGGGAAACGCCTTCGTTCCCGCTCGGATTAAGCACGGCGAAACCGCCGACACCCGTGATGGACGCTATCACGATCGACGGGTAGGCGAGCCAGTCGTTTTGCTTTTTATAATAGAGGCGGGCGTGGTTATGCAGCCAGCGGTACCCCGCCGCCTTCTCGGCCCACTTGATGAGTAATCGCTCTTGCTTCTCACACCAGCCGTCGCAATCGCCCATGACTTACTGTAAGTCGATATTTTTTGCGCACTCCCTCGCGAGTCGGTCGACAGCTTCGTTCTGGGGGTGGCCGTTATGCGCCTTGACCCAACGCCACTCGACGATTTGTAACTGCTTACGCGCCTCGTCGATGGCTTCCCATAACTCCTTGTTCTTTACCGGCGCACCCTTGGCTGTTTTCCACCCGTTCTTTCTCCAGTTGATTATCCACGAGTTGATACCCTGTTTTACGTAGTTCGAGTCCGTAAAAATTCGCACGACCTGAATATCGCGCTTATTAGCTTCCTCGAGGGCTCTAAGTATGGCTGTCATCTCCATCTGATTGTTCGTTGTCATGCGGCTACTGCCGCACAGTTTAAAATCATCGGAGATGGCACCCCACCCACCGGGGCCGGGATTGCCGAGGCATGAACCGTCAGTGTAAATCTCAAACATGTCTCTCATTAAATTTAACGTATAATCTTTATATCGAGGTAACTACACTCGCGATTGCAGTCAAGATTCGCCTCTCCTGCTCTGATAGCCGATCGAGTCCCTGAATCGACGTGGTGTCACGAATTTCGTTATGGACCGAGCGAAGACAATCGTAATTTGCATGGTAGTACTCATGAACTCCGGTGACCAGCGCGCGTCGCATGCGGAGGAAACGAGGAGGTATGTTGGCTCGGCAGTGATGACACGGCGTGGAATGATCCACGTTTGTGCTCATCGCAGTCCACGTGTTCCCTTCAGCTCGGGCATTGGTCTCTTGAAGGTTTCTCAGCATTTCGCGGAAGGACATGTCGTGCTGTTGAATCATCTGCCGAGCCCTAAACCCTGCCATATACGCTGCAGCTCCGATGTTTCTTGCGTTGTCTAATGCGATGTTCATGTTCCTTCCGCTGTCGCCGCGACGATACTCGAACCTGAGGGAGTTACTCAGCGTCCTGTTGTCCCTCAGCACGTTCGCGGGGCCACCAAAGGCGATGATGTCGCCGTTTCGCAGAGGGCAAGGCCCTTCCGGTATAAGGTTCCCGTTCAAATACGTCCCATTCAGCGTGTCATTGTCCACCACGTAATGCAGGCCGTCCGCGTCGCACACGATCTCCGCGTGCTTACGCGAAAGCAGGTTCGGCGTGCGCGGACAGTCCAGCTGCACATCGTTGAGCCGGTGTCTCCCAAAAGTGATAACCCTGGTGTCTCCGGACGCCTGCAAGGAGATGCATTCCGGAAGAAAAGGACTTGAGGGAGCATCGCTGACTCTGACCAGCGTCGCACCCGCGGTGGGTGCCAGTAATTCTCTATTTGGCCACCCGTCGGGCGTCACGCCCGGGTGCTCGTCCAACCAAGCCTGCACAATCTGTCTCACCACCCAGTTCGTCATCACCTTCGTGCTGCTCAGGGCGAGATTCGTGTTCGGGTCCTTGGCTCCGTTTAGCCGGAAGTGCGACAATACTTTGTCCCGCTCGTACGTGTGCCCCGATTCGACCACCATCACCGGATCGCGGAACATGGTTCGCGTGATCGGGCACGTGAGTTCCTCGGGCAAATCATCATCACTCCTGTCACGTTTATTCGTCATTTCTTGAGTTAATTTCCCAGTGAATGAAATTTGGCGAGGTGACACGAAGCGTGCGCCAGTCGAAGTGATGAATGGAATGACTTTCTTTTTTGTTTTGTGATGGAATTGAAAATAAAATTAGTTTTGATTTTAGGTTATGGGCTCCTCTCATTAAAAGTGAGCGGATCATCATCTAACCCTACATCGTCATCCACATCCAAATGACAGTCGTCCGCGCATTTATTCCATATCGCAGCCGGCATGCTCGTTAGCTTATTGTTCGTGAGGTCCAACCTCACCAGCGACGTGATCAGCCCGATCTCATACGGCACGGTCGTCAGCTGATTGCCGCCGAGGTTCAACTCCTCCAGCGCCGTGAGCTGCCCGATCTCCGCTGGCAGGCTCGTCAGCTGATTGCCGCCGAGAAACAACTCCGTTAGCGCTGTGAGCTGGCCGATCTCCGCCGGCACGCTCGTCAGCTTGTTGCCGTCGAGGTGCAATTCCCTCAGCGCCGTGAGCTGCCCGATCTCCGCCGGCACGCTCGTCAGCCGATTGTCGTAGAGCCACAACTGCCCAAGCGACGTGAGCTGCCCGATCACATCCGGCAGGCTCGTCAGCTGATTGGCGCCGAGGTCCAACACCGTCAGCTCCGTGAGCTGCCCGATCTCCGCCGGCAGACCCGTCAGCTGGTTGGCCTCGAGGTTCAGCTCCCGCAGCAACGTGAGCTGCCCGATCTCCGCCGGCACGCTCGTCAGCTTGTTGTCGCTGAGGTACAACGACTCCAGCGAGGTGAGCTGCCCGATCTCCGCCGGCAGACTCGTCAGCTGATTGCCGCTGAGGTTCAACACCGTCAGCGACGTGAGCTGCCCGATCTCCGCCGGCAAGCTCATCAGCTGATTCTCGCCGAGGTGCAACCACGTCAGCGAGGTGAGCTGCCCCATCTCCGCCGGCAAACTCGTCAGCTCATTGCCGTCGAGGTACAACTGCTGCAGCGACGTGAGCTGCCCGATCTCCGCCGGCACGCTCGTCAGCTGATTGCCGTTGAGGAACAACACCTCCAGCGACGTTAGCTGCCAGATCTCCGCCGGCAGACTCGTCAGCTGATTGCCGTTGAGGTACAACCTCTTCAGCGACGGAAACGACTTCAGCTGTGCCCAGAAAGCGGCGGTCTGTGTGCCAATCGATTCCAAATCGAGTCCCACCACCTGACCATTTTCTAACTCAACCCCACTCCAATCCTCCGGTCGCTGATTAAACGACCACCTATTGCGCAATATAGGGCTCAACCCACGCAATATATGAAGTTGTTGCAGAGTCGCAAAATTGTTCTTCGCAAACTTGTTCTGTGGCAGTACTTCATGAGGGCCAAGAAGCTCGCGACTGTCCCACCCGTCGGGCGTCACGTCCGGGTGGCTGTCCAGCCAAGCCTGCACAATCTGTCTCACCACCCAGTTCGTGACCACGCGAGTGTCGCTCAGTGCGAGACTGGTAATCGGATCTGTTGATTTACGATCGAAATGCGACAGGATGGCGCTCCGCTCGTAGGTGTGCCCCGAATCGACCACAATCACCGGATCGCGGAACATGGTTCGCGTGATCGGGCACGTGAGTTCCTCGGGCAAATCATCGTCACTCCTGTCACGTTTATTCGTCATTTCTTGAGTTAATTTCCCACTGATTTGGAAAAATTGACCGGGGTCTGAAGATTTTCAATTTTCCCAAATCACAATTTCGTGCACACGTGGGCCGCAGCACAGGTTACGTTTCCCGATCTGACGAGATTCCGTTTCTTTGAGTTATTCTTGAGTTAATTTCCCAGTGAATGAAATTTGACGAGGTGACACGGAGTCCCGTGCCTGTGGAAGTGATGAATGGGAAATGATTTTTTCCTTTTTTTGTTTGTCATGGATTGAAAATAAAATTAGTTTTGAAATATGAAATGACTTTTGAGATTGTCACTGAAAAAAGTATTTGCCGAAAATATAATTAGTTTTAAAAATCAATTTGACTTTTATACCGATGACTTGAAAAAGTATTGACTGAAAATAAAATTAGTTTTGAAATAAGAAATGACTTTTGAGATTGTCACTGAAAAAAGTATTTGCCGAAAATATAATTAGTATTAAAATATAAATTAGTTTTGAAATAAGAAATGACTTTTGAGATTGTCACTTAAAAAAGTATTCACGCAATATATAATTGTCACTGAAAAGGGTATCGACTCTCGCCCTGAGTTCGGCTACATTTTTGGGCTTAGAGCCCCCGTGACCGTTCTCATCACACCAATCACGAAACTGATCGAGGAATTCTTTGGCACAAACCTGGCGACCCGCGGGGGGTAGACCGTTGGTCTTGATCAAGTGCGCGAAGTAGCGAAACACCGGGTCGGCGAGGGGAGTTCCCGAGTTTTCGGTGTCAGTCACCATTTCCGAGTTTTCGTTCGATGCGCGTCAGAAAGTGACGATTACAGAACTATTATTTTCTAAAACATCAATCACTCGGCGTGACGGATTTATTGGCTCGCAGCGCGAATCGCGCAAAATACAGTCTTCGAGCGGTATGAAAACCGGCACTCGGTCTAATATTAAGTCTATGAGTTCATAGACAGGCATCAGTCCATACCCACACTGGACCCAGAACCTACATTCCCACCCCTCGACACTGGCGAGCACACAGAAAGGTTCCGGCGCACACCCGAGCGCGGGTGCGGTGACGTAGGCCGGTGCGTACAGTGTGCGTGCTGCCGTGATGTTCATGCGCACTGAGAAGTGATTTTCAACCTCTTTTTTTCTGGGGGATCCACGATATACGAATCCACCTCGGCGTACCGCTGATCTAATTCATTCATAAGGTGTTCTTTCAATTGATTCCGGTACGCCGGGGGTAATCCCTGGACTGCCGCGATAAAAACACCGTAATCTTGCGGCATTTTTATCGCGGTTTCCAATTCTAATAGGAATCTCCGTATGTCCCGTGCTGAAAACACACCCAGAGCCGCGCGAAATCCATCGATGTTAAACATAATTCTCGTCAAGTTTTTCATTCTACGAAAATATTCATTTTCGAGGTCACTTAGGTTTCCAATTTCATTCCTTCACCGCGCGGGCGGCACGATTCTCAACTGACCGTTCTCAACCGACGACCGAAATTTCGCGTGCCGACGGCCCCTCGCGCGGCGATATAATGATTTTCGACGAAGATGAAACGGTCGGACCCCTGGAATATCTCCGTCGCGTGAAGAAAATCGATACACTATACCAGTGGCAGTCTGAATGTCTCAACCTGGAAGGTGTGAGGGATCACACGCGTAACCTGGTATACTGCGCACCGACGAGCGGCGGGAAATCCCTGGTCGCCGATTTACTGGTCGCGAAGCGTCTGCTCCTAAAGGTCGACGATCACGCTCCGATCGCGCTCATGGTTCTTCCTTTCGTGTCTCTGTGCACGGAACGACTCGCGGAACTGACGGAGATGTTCGAGTCGACCGGGGTACAGGTTCGGGGATTCTTCGGGGGCCGACCCGGGGTTCTCCCCCCGAAGTACGGCCGGGGGGGTCTGCTCATCGCCACGCCCGAGAGGGCTAACGATATCGTGACCAAGCTCATCGCAGAGGATCGAGTGGGTGAAGTCGTGACTGTCGTGGTCGACGAACTCCACATGGTACAGGACGAGTCCCGCGGGGGTATCGTCGAGCGTATGTTGACCAAGCTCATGTACGCCGCGAAGGCGGTCCAGGTGATCGCCATGAGTGCGACACTTCCCCGACCATTCGGCCTCGACGCTTTGGCTCGTTGGCTCGGGGACGCTGCCCTGTACGAGACCAAATACCGCCCGGTCGAGCTCCGCGTGAAAATCGTGTGCGGTCAGACTGTGTACCCTGTACAACACCGCGACGACTTCGAGGACGGTGACCCCTTGGACGAGATCGGCACTACACCCGTACCGAAAGATATCGACACCGTCACGTGGCTGACGAGGCAGACTCTCGCGAACAAGGAGGGTGGGGGTGTCATGATCTTTTGCGCGGCGAAGTTTCAGTGTCGAGATCTCGCGAAGATGTTGCGATCCCACGGCACCGCCTCAGAAGCGACCGAACAGCTCGCGGCTGACCTGGGGGGTGGTGAACTCGCGGCTTGTGTCTCCAACGGGGTCGCGTGGCACCACGCGGACCTTTCGGTCGACGAGAAATCCGTCGTCGAACGCGGATTTCGCGAGAATATCATCCGAGTCGTGTGCTGCACGTCGACCATGGCAGCGGGTGTGAACCTTCCAGCGTCCAGGGTCATCGTGTACGCGCCGTATAGGTACCGCACGGGCGGGAAAGGACACGAGCTTATCAGGTCCCGGGAGGTGCAGCAGATGGTGGGGCGCGCGGGGCGCGCGGGGTTCGGGACTCGAGGTGAGGCTTTCGTCATCGCACCCCGTGTGAACGATATCAGCGATAAACACTGGAATCCACTGGATGTGGGGAGGGAACTCGGGCGCAGAATCCTATCCAAGGGTGACCCGCTGCAGTCAAAAATCGCGAGGGAGGGTATGCGCCCCGTGATGCTCGAGGGTGTGGCGTGTGGACTGATCAGTACTCCTGACGAGATTCGAGCGTACTGCAAAGGAACCCTTCTCGCCGCACTGGACGAGAACGCTGAGAAGGATGCTGACGAGGCGCTCAAGTGGTTGGAAGCGGGCGGTTTCCTGATTTGGGACGGGGCGAAATGGGACGCGACCGACCTCGGCCGCGCGGCTTCCGCCGCACACATCACACCCGAGACAGTGGGGGGCGTGGTGGAGGATATCAGGCGCGTCAGGCGGAAGCTGATACTGGAGTCCGACCTCCATCTCCTTTTCCTGTGCGTCGAGCCGAACCTCTTTCTCGACGTGAAGGAATTCACGGCGACATATTCCCGACTCGGCGACCGCGACCTTTCCGTCGCCGACGCCGTGGGGATAACCCCCGATTACGTGTTCAGCAGGTTGGGCCGGCAGAAAAAAGACACCTCGGAGAAGCACGAGTTCCAGCGCCGCGCCTGTCACAGATTCCTTCACGCACTTAAACTGAGAGATTTCATCTCGGAGGTTCCGGTTACCGGGATACATGACGGGGCCGAGAGATACGCCGGTCGGGTGGCGGCGGTGTGCGGGGCGATGGGGTGGGGGGATATGGAGGGGCTGCTCATTCGACTGCGGGATCGGATCAGTGCCGGGACCAAAGAGGAGATCATGAGTTTGATGTCAATACCTCAGATCGGCGCGACCAGGGCGAGGAAGTTGTACACTCGCGGTGCGAAAACGGTTGAGGCCGTCGCGGCGAAGACCCGTGAGGATCTTATCAAGATACTCGGTCAGACCCCCGCCTGGGTCGTCGATTCGATCCTCAGCGGTGCGAAGAAGGTTCATAACGAGCAGCGCATGGCTGCAATCGAGGAGAGCGAGGCGAAGCTCCGCGAACTTCAACCGGGTGAGACGGTCTGGTTCCCGGATGATGAAACACCGTCGAACTGGAAAAAAAGAAGCCGACAAGACGACGGTGATTGGCTCGGTTGTGACGGCGGCGCAACCTCGGTTGATGACCTGGACAAATTCCAAGATATCGCACCGCACTCGAACATAAAGAGGCACGCCCGACCAGACAGGAATCCGGCTAACTCCAACCCCAAACCTGAATCCCGCGGATTTTGGGACAATGGATTCCCGAAGACGCGACAGAGTATCGGCTCTTCTGGATCCATGAATCTTTACGGGAATTTCACACCTATCCAAACTAAAAAGACTGCGACGGTTTGGAGAATATAAATACAAATCGGTTTTTATAAATTTTACAAAAAAACATAAATTACCAAAAATAATTTGGAAGAGCTCATAAATTCACGCGCAGAGCTCATGTCAGTTTACAATTTTGACAGCCCGATCGGGTCGTTCGCCTTCGGCGCACCGCACGCCGATATTTTTAGTACCGCCAACGACTGTGTTTCCGATTCCGAGTCAGCGGATTCACTCCTGTACACAAACTATGGACCAGGGGTCATGTCTCCTCGTGTCATGACACCTTTTACCACACCGCCGGGATTCCAGGAAACACCCGAACATATCAGGGAAAACGGCGGTACACTCGAGATTGCCAGACCGTCGTCGTGCAGAAGACTTTTTCCAGTATCACCACCGAAAATGAAACGCAGTAAGAAGACGAAATCGAGAACTGTGAGCGATGACGCATTCACTGTGCACCAGGTCGCCATGCAATGTATCGACGAACACGATTACCTGTTTCCAATGGAATCGAATATTGCTCAAGAAGCCCGTCAAAATTTGGCTCGCCGTTATTATTCCATTTGACCGATGATTGTCAACTGAAAAAAGTATTGATTGAAAATAAAATTAGTTTTGAAAATACAAATGACTTTTTATACCCCATGGGAAAAAAGTTTCTCTCGCGCGGGAAAGTAATTATACCGATGACTAAAAAAA